CTGACGTTCTGTTGCAGTAGGACCGTAATAGTGCCAAGTGTCGCTGTGGCTTGTAGGCCCACAGCATTGAGGGAGGAATCCCCAACTATCGCTACATTGCCCGCTGTACCTGTAGCTGAGACGCCTGTAACTAAAACATTGGTGGTTGTTACGGGGCCTGCAACCCCTAAAGCCGCTGTGCCTGCAACCCCCGTAACAGAGAAGATCGCGTTACCAACTACAGTTGCTGTACCTATCTGTCCGTCGGCAGCGTTACCAAGAGCCGAAATGTCGCTTTCACCGCCCGCTACAGTGTTACCTACCGAAACCGCAGCTTGTACACCAGTGAGATATACTCCCACGCCTTCTTGGACTGTAACCGAGCCTACTGCGCCTGTAGCAGAAAGACCTAAGCCCTCGCCCCACGCACCTTGACCCCAGACTCCGCGACCCCAACCGCCCAAGAGAACCGTTGCGTCAAACCTAAGCGTACCTAACTCACCTGTGGCGCTAAGCCCTGTAACCGAAACACTTTGGCTAATTACAGCTTCAACAGTGCCTAAAGCAGTCGTTCCTACAACACCTGTAACGTTAACAATGGCGTTGCCTACAACACCTACGGTTCCTATTTCACCTGTAGCGATTGGCAGGGCATTACCTTCGCCCCACGAATCTGTACCCCAAGTGCTAAATCCCCAACCGGAAAGTGGGACCGTAACATCAGCCATCTACTAGGCAATCCGAATGATCGCGTTGCTTGCATCAGCCGCTGGGAAGACAATAGTAAAGTCGCCCGCAGTAGAAGTCTTATCCGAACCAAAGTCTAGTACCGCTATCGCAGGATTAGTGCCGCCGTTTGCTAAGTAAATAAGCGCACCACGAGCAGTAATAGTAGCTGTAGAGAACGTCAGGTCGGCAAAGTCCAAAAACGCCGTAGTGCCGGTTGAAGCAGGATTAGCTGAGATAGTTAGCGTGCCGCCTCCTGCACTGTAACCTGTGCCGGAGACTTCGTTTGTCGCTGAATACGCAGTAGTAGTTGCGCCTAGCGTAGCTGACGACGTATACAGAGCCAGTTTAAAGACCTGTGACGTGCCCGAAGCAAAATCAAAGTCTCCACCAAGGATTTGAACTTTGAACGATGTAGCCATAGCTTGTGAAATAGCCATTTGTGTTTCCTCTTAAATTAAGCTTTATCTCTAATGATAAGTCCGGTTCGATATGCATCAGTGACTTCTTTAGCTTCACCGAAGTTCTTTAATGAAATAACGGCTTCGGTAAAGCGCTTTTCATATTCTTGCATGATATCAGGCTCTCCTTTCATGTACGTATAAGCTTCTATCAAGCATCCGTACAGAAGAGACAACTCGGCATTTTCGCTCAACCAAGTTGTTCCGCTTCCCGCTCCCGCTGTTAAACTAGCCGGGCGATAAAAATAATGGAGCTCTACCACGTAATTACTGTTCGGAGTCGGTCCTATTAAAAAGTTGTTGACGTCAAATAAAGCATAGTACCGGGGGTTTCCGGTAGTGCTCGAATCGGGGTTAAACGACTGGACAAAGTTTACGTCTTTGTATTCTAAGAAAGTTTTATCGTTATTTCCGTCCTTAAAAGACAAAGAAAACGGCGCTAAAAAGTCGCTAGGTGCAGCAAGATACTGGTTGCTGGCCGTTGTGTTTGCAGTGGCGTTCTTGCGGAACAACGTTAGCTGCACGTTCTTCAGAATGCGCTCTTCGGCCACACGAATAAACAACGGAAGATTATTTACAAAACTAGTTTCCTGATTTTGCGTATAATCCTGTATCGATGTTTTAAGTTCGTCGTACGTAAAACTCATAAGATAATCCTAACGTTAAGCTTTAGGGCGTATTAGCCTGACCACCCATTCCGGAGTGGTTTGTGCAGTAGTAATATAACGTAGGTGCTCCGCTTGCCACAATTATCTGCGTGTACGCTCCAGCATTGCCAGGTGTTCCGCTAGTAGTTACTCCAGTAGTGTACTCACTACCCCCTCCGTGTGTTCCATCAGAGATTGTAGAAAACCTTAACGGATGACTACTATTACTGCCGTTGCTTTGGTCCAGTCTGTATGTGCTGCCTTCATTCAAAGTTAGTGTGGCTTGTTGAACACCACCTATGTAATATTTATTTCCGGACCCCGGATTTGATACGGTTACAATTAAAGAAGTAAACGCGGCTGCCGTGGTTATTGTAACACTACCAACCTGTCCAAAAGCCGTAACTGGACCTAAGCTAGGGTCGGTGACTAAAGGAAGCCCTGCATAAACAACCGTGGGCTCAACCCTGTCCGGGCGGGCATCTTTCAAAGCTTGAGGGTCGATAACCTTGCGACGAGGGTTTAGTTGAGGCTGTTTGACCTCGAACTCGTCCTTACCAACAAGCATTCCCGTCCACTCTTTTTGCATGTCGTTAAGTCTATAACGAAAGCCGGAACGGTCCGAAATTCCATAAGCTTTTTTCCCGACAGCAAACTTACCCATTATCTACCTCTGGAATAAGCTAAACTAGGTACGACGTTGAAAGACGCTCTATCCCGGTCTTCATCCATCGCACGCTGCATCTCTTCTTCGTACAGAGCTTTAAGAACCTGTATTCGGTCCGGCGCTTTCTTAATGGCTATGTAGTAAGCCAAACCCGCGGCAAGCGCTGGGTAGAAGCGAAAAGGTATCTGCAACGTATTAGTCGCCGAATCCGCGTCGTCTAATCGAACTAAACGATTATAAATAATTTGGTCGGTGCTATTGTCTGGAACGGGCCACAGCTTCAAAACGGGGCTAATTAAACGGTCTAGAAACCATTGTGACGACCTAGACTGTTGCGTTTTATTCGGAATATTAATGTAATCATCCCTACTCAAACGCTGTATGCCGTAATCCGTGTTGTCCCGGCGAACCACTATGGACAAAATATCAATGGTGTCCGCGCCTACCGTAATATCCGATACACCCTGAGTCAGCGTGGTGGTCACCTGCTGAATAGTCCACTGGTTTAAGCCTCTGTTAGCCCAATCTGCAAACAAAAGATTTAAAGAGCGTTTAGCGGTCTTAAGATCGTAACCCGTACGCATCTCTTTTCCGCATCGCTCAAACGCTTCTTCAATATAATCAGAGACGTCTAGTTCAAAATCTTTTGATCCAGAAACAGCCATTATTTGCCCCAGCTTTCCCGCGCTTTGTTCTGCGCAGTTTTAGATAAATCTTTGTAATGAAACAATTTTTTAGACTTAGACGACATAGTTTTTCCGGTCATTAAAGTCCCGTCCGAGTGTTTGTGCGTCCCCCCGGTGTGCGCTTTACCGTCTTTAAAGTAGTGGTTTACGCCCTTAGCCATTATTTCTTCTTCCTTTTTAGCGATGCTACACGCTTAGGTTTACCCGCCGGTTGCCCTTGCCGCTTCTTTTGCGCTACGCGGGACTTTTTCTCTGCCGCAGTCATTTCACCCGCGGTCTTAGGAGTCTTACTAGAAACGCGCTTTTTGGGTCGGCAGTACGGGGTTCCCCGCTTCTCGCCTTCTTTTCGTCCACATTTCTTACCCGTGCGAACGTCTACCCACTCTTCCTTAAACCACCGTTTAAGGTCTGCGCCTTTCTTAGTCTTACGAACTGCCACGGGATTTATTCCCCCAGTTCTTAGCGCCAACTTTACGGCACTTGGCTATCGCACCAGAAGCGTAGGCAGAAGGGAAGACCTTATAACGCGCCTTAACCTTACGGTAACAAGCGTCTTTACTGGCGGCTCCGCCCTCTTTAAAACCGGGGACTCCGCGGCCTTTCAACACGTCCGCACGAGTCACTTTCCCGTCCTTGTTAAGATCCGGGAACTTTCCTTCCTTGGTGGCTACTCCGCCATCGGCATAGCCCGTAACTTTTAATCCGTTACGGACTTTTCCCATGCCTTTACATTTAAGCATACTTACTTCATGCCTCTAACGGCACAACCGCCTTTATTCATTTTTACGGGTCCGCCAACTTTCATGCCTTTGACGACACAACCGCCTTTAGCCATTTTCTTAGGCTTAACTTCTCCGCCATACATCATACCCATGGCTTCTCTTTTACGGGGACTGCAATTAGAACCTTGATCCATGATAATTCTCCTAACCTAATATCATCATAACAACCGCGACTAATGTCGCAGAGAGTTGACTAGCAATACCGGCCAAAATCATCCAGTTTTTGTTCCGCAAATCACGTATATCATCTTCCATGTGATCAAGATGATTATTCTCAATGCGGTTCAAAATGGTTTCAACGACGGCCATCTGGCGCTTTACGTCGTTTACTTCCTTCTCTAAAGTCTCGTTACCTACCATTTCTTGCAACTCCAGTAACGGGCCGAGAACTTGTCTTTGGCTGTATCACAGTTATGGCGTGCTCTAAAGCTTGCTCGTCTAGCGGGCCT